TTAGCTGAATGAGTTGCTGTTTGTACGGAACGCAGTGGCAGTGATGTTTTCTACATAACACTGATAGTCCCAGGAAGCATCCCGACCACGTGCTCTTACAAAGAGCGGGACGCTGTCCCAGTTGCCTGAGATATCCGCTGCAAAACGAAACTCCATCGAGTAGAAGCCTGAAGTCATTCGCGGGTTTATCGGGAAACGGCGGGTTACTTCCTGACCGCCAACGTTAAATGTCATTTCAACAACATAACCGTTACGATCCTCATTCCCCCCAGTAACCTGATATATCAGGGTGCAACTTAACACAATAGTCATACCGTATCCGCGGTTCTGGTAGCGACCATCACGTTGTACGGTGTTGTTACGACGGAAAGATAAATCTCCATAACGCCGAGCCACAGCGATATCACCGATAAATTCCTGTGCTTCCAGCCTTCCCTTGAACGTTCCACTGGTTGCTTCAATATGTCCGCGAAAAGTGCCGTTATTCAGCATCATGTCACCATTCATATTCAGACACCACCCGGTTTTACCGGTTGCCCAATCGTAGTTGACTGAATTCAGCGCCCCGGCAATCTTGGCGCTGGTGATGGTCGCGTCCTTAATTTTTGCAGTATCAATAGAACCGTTTTTAATACGGGCAGAATCAATGTATAGCTCGTTTCCTTCAGCAATCATCACCGGTACAGCAGTTTTGCTGTTGCGGTTAAACAGCGAGAATCGGTCGGCATAGAGGATCATGTCGCTGGTGGAACCATCGCTGCCCAGCACGATACCGGCCCCCACCTTCTTCCCGTTGTTGGTTTCAACTTTGATGGAATACATGGAGCTGATTTTATTGTTGGTATCGACCAGGGTGTTACCCTGAGCCTGTACAGTAGAGGACAGCGTACCAACGGTGCTGTTCAGGCTCGTGAGGCTGTTTGCCGTTGATGTGATCTTCCCTTCTGCACTGGTCACCCGGCTGGTCAGTGAATTCAAAGCTCCGGCATCGGCTTTACCGTTCAGCGAACTCTGCAGGCTGGTGAGCTGCTGACTCTGCGCTGTGATTTTGTTCTCTGCATCAGTTACCCGGGTGGTGAGGCTGTTGACCGCTGTGGTGCTCGCATCAGCCACATTCAGCGCATCCTGGGCGTCAGTGATATCCGTAATGACAACATCATCAATATACAGGTCGTAGCCCGGCGTGCCGCTGCCCGTCGCGCCACGGGTGGAGATCCACACCACCCCGCGTGTCCTTCCGGTACCATTCATCCGGGCCTTACCGCTGAACTTCACCCACTTCCCGCGACTCCCCAGACCACTTTCCGTTATGGTGACAGCTCCCTGCCAGCTGTTCTGCCCCGCCGCATTCTGACCCTGAATACCGACTATCGTCTGCCAGCCTGACGACGGGGACTGGTCCGCAGGCATCATCGCCCACAGCTCAATGCTGTACACCGCGTTCTCGCGGATACTCGACCACGGACCTATCTGCTTGTCGCTGTTACCCCCGTTGTTCGCTTCACGGCGCAGCCGCAGGCTCCTGCTGCCGTTAAATTTCTGCGCCGTCGTCACCACGGCACCGCTGCCGCTTATCTGCTGACCATCGGCGTAGCTTTCCAGCGAGCCATCAAACCACGGATTAGACACCTGATTGCGCAGCGTGCTGATACTGCCTGACAGTGAAGTGATGCTCTCTGACTGCGTGGTCAGCGTGTTTTCCACCTGGCTGACACGGTTCGTCAGCGTATTCACCGCGCTGCTGTCCGCTTTCTTGCCGATATTCTGGTTCGCCGTCGTCAGCCCGTTCTGCAGGCTCGTTATCGACTGACCCTGGCTCTCCAGCTTCCCTTCCGCGCTGCTCACCCGTGTGGTCAGCGCGTTCAGCGCCGTCGCATCCGCTTTCTTATTGACGTTGCCATTGGTGGTGGCCACGTCGTTATTCAGCTTCGTGATCGCCTGCCCCTGGCTGGTCAGCGTGCCCTCTGCTGAATCCACCCGTGATGTCAGGGCGTTCACTGCCGCCGCGCTGGCGTTGTCCTCCGGCGCTTCACTCCACGCCGTCGGCACATTTCCCCGCTCGAACTTCGGCGAACTCAGGTACACCGTCTGGTCTGTTGAACCCGGCTGAATACGCGCAACAATCAGCTTTTTACTGCCGCTACCCGCACTCTGCGTCCATTTCACCCAGTAACGCTGCCATTCCGTTGTCAGGGTGAAATCACACAGCCCGTCTGAGTTGGTGAACGTGTTGCCCTGGCTGCTTACCGACTTTTTCGTGCTGTTCGGGCTGTAGAAATGGCTCCGGACCTTCTGCCCGTTTACCGCCGCCTTCGCGTAAAAACTCAGCACGTACTCCGTTCCGTCCACCGGCGCGGACAGGTCAATACTGATGAGATCGCGGTATGCGGCTCCGGCTTTCAGCGTGAATGCCATCACCCCGTTGCCGTTGTATTTTTCCGCGCTCACATTGCCATATCTGGCCAGACTGCCGGAGTCGGGGATCTGGTTCGTCCCGCCCACATCCAGCGCATTCAGCGAGTTTTCCAGTGAGGTGATCGCATTGCCCTGGGTGGACAGCGTGCTCCCCTGTTGGGTCACCGTGTTCTGCAGACTTTGCAGCGCCGTGGCATCCGCTTTTTTATTGACGTTAGCATTCGTCGTCGAAAGATCGTTCGTCAGTTTTGTCAGAGACTGGCCCTGACTGGTGAGCTTATCTCCCTGCTGGCTGACAGTAGACTGCAGGCCCGTAATGGCACTACTGTTTGCGACCACACCTGATTCGGTTTTGCCGACACGGTTGGACAGGGAGGTCAGCGTGTTGCCCTGGCTGGTTAACGTGGTGCCCTGCTGCTCCACTTTTTGTGTCAGGGACTGTACAGCACTGGCATCAGCCTTTTTCCCCAGACTGGTTTCCAGCCCGCTGATTTTGCTGGCCTGTGCGCTTTGTGCGGTCGACAGGGAACTCAGCTCCTCCGCCACCGAGGATTTATTCTCGTTGAACTGCGTCTGCAGCGATTCCCGGGCTGTCACCTCTGCTTTATCAGCAGTGATACGGGCATTCATCTCCTGAAACAACAGGCCAGAGCGCAGGTCTGCCAGATTATTGCTTTCACTCGTCCCCCGCATCTGCGTGGCCAGCGTGGCTCGCTTATTCGCTTCTGCCGTATCGGCATTCGCACGGGCTGTCGATTCTTCGCGCAATGCTGCAGTGCTGGCTCCCGGCGTCGGTCGACCCACGGCAATCCAGTCAATGATGATGAAATTATCATCAGACTGATCCACCGTTAAATCGAGGCGAAACTGGACAACCGGCTTGCTGTCATCGCTTCCCCAGGGAATGTCCTGAATACTGAGAACAGCCCTGCCACTGCTGTCATAATCCGGCTCTGCGACGGTCAGCATGCGGCTGTCGTTGAACGACTGACCTTCATAGCGCCAGCGGATTTGACCACTCCACGCGGGCGTCCCCGTTTTCTTAAGACGCAGTTTCAGAAAGCGGTACGCTGAGCCACTGATACTGATTCCAGGAGATGTAATGTAAGCATCTGTCGCATGGTTTGCCGGTCTCAGCCAGCCGTTTTCAACAACCGAAGGCGTGCCGCCGTTAGATGTCCAGCCTTCCCGGTCGTTATCAAAGTACCAGATAGCCTGGCTGTCAAACTGCTCCCCGGTTCCCGCCGAAATCTGAGCCATCTGTGTGGCCAGAGAATCATTCACATTCTGGATGATTTGCTGTGTCGACTCGATAGCTGCAACACGCTCGTTTTTTTCATTCAGCAGCTGGTCTGCCGCCTGCGCCGCTTTCGCGTTGACGTCCGCAATGCGGTCGGCAGTCTCCTGTTTTACCGCTTTGTCCCAGCCTGTATTCGCCTGGGCGATGGACTGTTTCAGACTGTTTTCAACCGTCTGCAGCTGGGATTTTAACGCAGCATCCCCTTCGGCCAGGGTTTTGTTAACGTCAGCGATCTGCTGGTCAACGGAGGCATTAATATCGCTCACGGCATCGGTGATGCTCTTGTTGACTGCCGTGATATTGTCACTGAGCGTCTGATTTACGCTGTTGATATTCTCCGTTATCGACTTGTTGACCGCCTCTATCTGCCCGTCAACCTGCTGGCGGATCTCAGACGCGGAATCATCAATACTCTGGTTAATATCGGTGACCTGCTGCGCGACTTCTTCACGAATAGCATCGGCGGTTTTTGTCAGCTCCTTGTGGGTCTCCTCAATATCCCGCTGGGCTTCCTGCCAGGCTTCCGTATCCTTAATCGCATCGGTCAGCTTGTCGTAATACTCACCGATATCGTCGCTGGCCATCCCCTGCACCCAGGCGGTCCACGGGCTTTCATTGCCGATACGATCAACGATCCGCGCGCGGTACCAGAATATCGCAGCAATCTGCAGGCCCATCTGCTGATAGGTTTTGCCCGGATACGCCACATCAGACAGCGCCATCGCCCCGTTGCCGTTGGGATTAGGACTGTACTGCAGCTCGGTTTTCTGCGTATCGCCGCTCCCCTCCGGGAACTCCCAGTTCAGCTGCACGCCATGCAGCAGGGAAGTGGTGGTCAGCGCCAGCGGTGCCGACGGCAAACCGATTTTTCCTGTCAGCGTTTTCTCTTCTGAGTATGCCCAGCCGCTGGAGACCTCTGCAGCGTTGATCGCCCGGACACGGGCCAGATAACGACCGGCGTAAATGCCGCTGACCTCGAACGAGGTGGTCGAGCTGCGCGGCACGTTAATCCAGTTACCGTCATTACGTCGCCACTGCGCTTCATACGAAATCGCATCTTTCACCGCATTCCAGTGCACCTGCATCGTTTCAACGCTGATGCCCTGATTCACCACAGAATACGAGCTGATGACGATATTTTCTGGCGGTGACTGGTTCCCCGGAGGAATAACGCTTATCGGGCGCTGGTCGATGATCGCGCCGGTATCGATACGCGCAAATTTATCCGGGTCGTGAGCCACGCCGGTAATGGTGAGCGTGCCGTTATTGTTGTCCTTTACACCGATAACGCGGTACTGCTGCGGCACCAGGTCGGTATATTCGACGATCCAGACGCACTCCGCCTCTGGTGTCTCGCTGTATCCCGTCGTGACCGTTACCTGCCGGCGGCCATTCACCGACTGGATGGTCCTGGCCTGCGAGATACCCGATGGCAGATTCAGATGCAGGCGGTCGCCCTCTTTTGCATCGATATCACGGTCGAGCGTGATGACGCGTCCACTCACCGCGCTGATACGACCACCATTAACTCGCCCGGCCAGCCGTTCGTCGCCCAGCCCAATGATGTAGCCCGGCTGCGGGATCCTGCCGTCAAGACCAACATCAATCTCGACCATGCGGTCCTTGTTATTAGTCAGGATCCCCCACAACCCTTTACGATGGGCTTCACTCTGCCGCGTACACCCAATGGCCGTGACTTCCAGTTGGTTAAAACTGTATCGGGAAACCAGTTCCGGAATAAATGCGGGCTCCATCGCATCGGCATAGGCGTTATCCGGATCAGACCATGAGACCAGCGCGTTGGTGTATCGGGCCTTACTGGTGCTGCTGGAATAACGAGGACTACCGATAATATTCGCGCGCGTGTAGTTAAAATCAACATCACGCGGCATATCGGCCTGCACGATAATCTGTTCACCACTCCAGCAGGTCATCCCCCGGAAAATAGCAGCGAAATCACGCAATACGGTGTAGGCGTCGTTGCGCTCCTGAACATAAACATTACAGAGATGGCGAGGTTCCATGCCATCGCCACCCCTGCCATCGGGTATCAGTTGATCGCAATACTGCGCAATCGGGTAAAGCGCCCATTTGGAGATATTCGCGCTGGTTAGACGATCGCCAAGACCGAAACGATCAGAGACAACGATGTCGTAATAAATCCATGCCGGGTTGTCAGTCCATGCCCATTTGAAGCCCCCTGTCCATGTGCCGGTATATTCGCGGCTCTCCGGGTTGTAGTTATCAGGAACGCGGATAACACGTCCACGCGGTTCGCAGGAAATCTGTGGAATGGAGCCGTTAAACTGACTGGAGTCGAATTCGATATAAAGCAGCGCTGTATGTGGGTAACGCAGCTTCGCGTCAATAACTTCGGTATAGCTCTGCAGCGTCATGACGTCGCCGATTTTGACGCTGTTTGCGTCCGGCGATACCTTGCGAAGACGCAGCGTCCAGGTGCTGCCTGCCTGCGGTAAATCGATGCGGTGGCTACGTTCATACCCGGAAGTGGTTTTGCCGGAGACGGCGGTCTCCAGTACGGTCTGCCAGGCGCCGCCGTCGGTCTGCAGGTCAATCGCATACTTGACGGTATTCCCCACTACATCGCCGTCGTCTTCCTGCTTCATCAGGGAGGGCCATTTCAGGCGGACGCGAACGGCGGAAAGCTGGGTATTGGTGAATGTGTGGGTCCAGGCGGTCTGGCTGGAAACCTCCGTCCCTACGCTAATTTCATTTTCAGTACCGGGAATACCCTGAATATAGTTTTGTGCCTGTGTACCCGGTCGGAATTCCCAGGCCACGCCAATGAAGTTTTGCGAACCATCTGCATTCTCAAGAGGAGTACCGTCGAGATAAATATCTTTCCCGGTTAAACCACCCGCAAATTCACCCTCACCCAATGCGATAAGAATCTTGGCTTTTGCTACAGACTGTAAATCGTCCGGCTGTTCGGTAGGTGTGCGTTGGCTTGAGCTGCCACCTTTTCGCCCTTTAATGATGTTATTTACCATATTACGTCCATAAAAAAAGCCACCGCGAGGTGGCCTGAATTGGATGGTATTACTTACTGAATATATTTATTGCTGGTCTTCGACATAAATACCGGCGGAAATAATCGCGCCGCCAATTCGCCGCTTACCATACAGCAAACCAACAGGATAACCCTGTGAGGCGGTATTGGTTACGCCGCCAAAAGCATAGCTGGCTTTATTATCGGGGGACTCTTTACGGGCAAGGCCACCGGGCTGAGGGGAGAGCATCTGGATCACTCCTCCAAGCATCATTGATGCGCCCATACTATAAAGATATGGTGCAGCCGCAGCAGCAGGAGTGAATGTGGAAATGAACCCTGCAACCACAAGCACTGCCCCGAGAATCGTTTGTAAGAGGCCGGCCTTTTTACTACCGATGACTACAGGGACGATGCGGATTACTTCTCCACTTACAGGGAATCCTAAATCATCCTGACGAATATTTTTCTTCCCTTTGAATACGGCAAAGGTTAATCCTTTTTCTTTGCTGTTACTCATAAATTTTTCAAACCCCGGAATTGTTGCGGATAATGCTGTCCCAGCCTCATGAACAGTCGATATCAATCGATGATGAACATTCCCAAAGGTTTTACCAAGAACTCCAGAAAGTTCAATTTTTGTCATTACTTCCTGCATAACAACTCCAGTTTGTGAAATGATTTAGTTAATGGTTGTCGGCCTTATATCCACATTTGCATTAGAATCCGTAAATATTCTTACTACTTTTTTCTCACCTTCTTTCACATTGAATATTCGCTCTTGCCGCTCAGGGCTCAAACTACATAATCCTTTCCCTGTCAGATTAGCACCAACAGCCCACTCCCCTTCAGATATATTAAATGTTGCTTTTTCTTTAGGGTTCAGTTTTGCCACTTGCTCACCATTCAAATAAACCGCTGCGTAGCATCCAGATCCAACTATTCCCGCATCGCGAATGATAGTCAGAGTTGTATTACTACCAGCATTTATTTGATATTTAAAAACCCTTTCCTGTGGGGCAGAGATCGCTTTACTTGGAGGTACTACAGTACTTGCACACCCAGTTATAGATAAAATCGTTAATGCCAACGCTATTTTTTTCATCTCGGTGTCCCTCTGTTTTTAGTTAAAATTGCACAAAGATTAACACAGAGAATGATATCGGACGATTTTCATCGTCCTGTCTAACCAGTATCCACCATACGGCACGCGCTGGCTGAGATGGCCATAAAGGTGGTGCAGAAGCATGTTACCTTCCAGCAAAATCCCGGCATGGTTCCATTTGTCCGACTGCACCTGCATGATCACCATATCACCCGGCTGCGGTGGGCCTTCAAATTCCCGAAACCCGCATTCATACCAGCAATCGTGGTAGAAGTTTTCTGGATAGTCGTTTCCCCACCAGGCGTAATCAACACGGTAATCGTGCAGCTCGATGCTGTGGGTCTGCCGGAAATAGCTCATCACCAGCCCCCAGCAATCATAGTGGCCAAGCACGAACGGACGCTCAAGGAGGGGCAATTCTCCGCGTGGGTGGATGGTACGAAGATCGCCTTCCGGCCAACTGATAATATGCCAGGGGAGCAGCGTTGCATCGCACTGCGCCTTATCTAGTTCGCTGGGTTGCGTGGTCGCATCAGGATGGCTGTGAACAATGCCGATAATCGTTCCCCAGTCCTCTACCGCTGCGTAATCCGCTGGGGCCAGTACAAAATTATCATTCGACTCGCTGGCCATATTTCTGCAGGGGAAATAACGCTCCACTCGCCCCTTTTGGGCAATCAAGCCGCACGCCTCAAGTGGGTAATCAGCTGCAGCATGAACCTGTATCGCCTCAATCGTTTTCTGGCGCATATCAGCTCCTTATCAGCGACGTGCCAGGGAACCCGCCAAACGGCAGCTCGTTATGCTCGCCAAAACGCAGTTTGCAGGCGGTGAGTGTTCCGTTGCAGACGTCCTTCGATGGATCATCAACCGGCTTGTTATTCTTGTCGAAATACTTTGTCCCGGCATAATCGCAACCATCGCCACTACGGTATTGATTGCGAATACACCAGGTACAAACCGAATGATACTGACGGGTTGGGATCAGCTTCCCCTGCACCCCCATCGGGCTATCTAATGCGAACTCCACCGTTTCATCGGTTTCAAGACTTTTGGTGTCGATAAAATAGAGGTGCCGTTTTTCCTGCGTTGGATCCGCGGTGGCATTACCCTCAGGGAAATTTCGCGCATCCAGATACTGCTTTTGTGTCTCATGGATAATGACCCGAGCCATCGCCAGATCGTCATAATGCAAACACAACGCGGAAATCGAACCATCAATGTTGCCCACCCTCAGTGTCGGCTGTGCGTCGCTTCCAGAAGTCGAGGATTCGATCCCCTCTAATTCACACGGCCACGCTTTATATTCGGTTCCCTGCCACCAGATGCTTTTCGCAGGCAACTTTGATTCATCGCCACCAGCGGATAAAATTTCCGCTTCAGTATGGGGAATGTTATATCCGTGGAAATATAAAATATCTCCCATGTTAAAAGCACTACCATCAATTTCAAAAAGCCGGATTTCATCTCCCGGCTCAAGTTTCTGATAATCAGCGTGAAGACTCATGGTACGAATGCCTGTTCAAATGTTGCGGTGACTGTCATGACTCTGTTATTCAGAACGGATTTTTGCAGGCTGTCAGCCTGAACCCGCCATAGCGCCAGCTCGTCATACGGTGGTTTAAACGCAAAGGATTTTGTTTTATGCCGTTGCAGGAATTTATAAATATCCAGTCCTGTTTGCAGATCTCCGGTAAATGAAAATGCATAATTTAAGGTTTCCGGGTTTATTCCTTCCCCTGAAACCTGCGCATAGCCGTCGCCAAATTGCGCCCTGCGAATATTATCCTTGCTGGTTATCGCGGGCTGACTGGCGGCCTGAATTCGCCAGGAAAATGTTTCAATAGTCATAAATAGCCTTTATCTCAGCCAGTAAGAAGCCGCAAAGCGGCCTCAGGTATTAACGCCCTTCTTTTATTGCCTTCCACAGCGGCGTCCCGGGCCGTTCGGCCTGTTCGCTGACGACGCGGATGATGGCGGGTTTCAGTTGTTTAAGGATACCGTTACTGTCAATCGCTGACCGCTGCGTTAACTGCTGTTCGCTTCCGCTGCTGATATAGACGCCCCCCATGTTGACCATCACACCGCCAGGGGAGACACTCGCCGGGCTGGCAGCGTTGCCGACATACCCGCCAGTCGCATACCCTTTCATCATCCGATAAAGGTTACTGACGCCGATGCGGCTGGTCGCCTCTTTGGTGAATACAAACTCACCGCGGTGCACAACACCAGCAGGCTCATATTTACCGCCGTGACCAGTGTAGCCGCCGCCGTCGTATCCGGGCGGCCGATAAGAGGGTACCGGAGCTGATTGCCCGGACGGCGTATTGCTTGCGCTACCGCTTATCCACCCCATAGCCGCCTGAATGGTATAGGCCACGATCAGCTGATTGATGACCTGAACAATCATCTTCAGAATGGATGTGGTGAACGCCTTAAAGCTCGCCTTTCCGGTGGTGGTCAACTGGGTGAGTTGCTCGGCCAGCCCGCTAAATGTTGACTGTGAAACCTGTTTCATGGCGTCATAAACGTTCGTCGCCGAGTCCTGATATTCAGCCCAACCCTTTTCCACACCACTTAGCCAGTTGCTGCGAAGTCTATCCTCCGCTTCGTAATAACTATTCGCAGCCTGTAGTTGCTGCCGGTATCCGGCATCATCAAGAGACCCCCCGGCATTTTTCCAGCCGGCAGCGAGCTGGCCTTTTACCAGTTGCCTCTGCGCCATACGGTCACTGAGGGTGGCACCGCCCGCCAGAGCCTGCTGCTTTTCGGCCATCTGAGTGACGTATTTTTGCGCCGTATCCATGCGCTTATTCAGCTGTTCCTGTGCAACAATCTGATCGCCAAGCAACGCCTTTTGCCGTGCCAGTTGCAGGACCTGCGCCTTATTCGACAACAGGGATTGTTCCTGTTTCGTCAGGGAGCGAGTTCGGGCGGCCTCTTCCAGAACCTGAAATTTTGCTTCCGTGGTCCAGAGGTCTTTTCGCTGCTGACTGATGGTGTCGTTCAGTCCTTTATGAAGCTGAAGCGAACGTAACTGCGCCTGCAAAACCAGCAGTTCTTCCCGTGCTGAGTCAACAGCACTTACTCCTGTTGGGATACGAGTCTGGTCTTTCTTTCGACGATTTTTCTCAATTTCATCGGCGGCTTTAGACACCGCATCCTGCTGGCCCGGCCCGGCGGCTACCCTGGCATCCCGCGCACGGGTAACGTATCCCATTTCCCCCTGACGGATCCTGGCGTCACGCTCAGCAATGGATTTCAATAATTCCGCATTCTGTTTCTTGTTGGCTTCAATATATTCCTGGTTCTGCTTAATGGCATCCTTACCAACGCTCCCCATTCCCGGTATTTTTTGGGCGGCCTTTTGTGCACTGAGCACAAATTCTCGAATGATCGTATCGCCGCTGTTAAGCAGGAACCTGACCTGCTCAACGGTACCAGCAACCACGTCAGTAATCAGATTCAGGGCTCCAATAGTATGGTCACCAACCCATCGCCACGCATCCGCAGTCCATTTCTTGACGTTGTCCCACATCTGCTCCAGAGGTGTGCTGGCATCGTCAATCTGCTGCATGCGTTCACCCATTGTGTCCGCAAACAGTTTCATTCCCTCGGTGACAGCAGCCTGTTTGCCTCTTGTTCGCTCTAACTCATCAATGTGGCGTAACTGTGAAACGCTGAGAAAATTGTACTCTTTATTCAGCTCAGCCAGCGCCCGAACCGGGCTTTTAGCGATTGAACTGAACGCAGTTTCAATTCGGGATGCATCATCTTCCATGACCTGAGACCATTGCTGTGATACTTTGGCCACAATGCGCAACTGTTCTGTGCTGTATTTCCCCGTCCCGGCAATTCGGGCCAGAACCTCTGCCACCGAAGCTGTACTGGCGTTGGTGCTATCCCCTATTTCATCAGCCATTTTCCACAGCTGAGCCGTGGTGGTTGCCGATGTTCCACCGGTAATCGTAATGGCACGGTACAGAGAACGGTTTGCCTGCTCAGCCTGCCAGGCGGCAACAGATACCGCAGTAAGAGCCGTGGCAAAACCACCAACGATAAGCCGGCCAGGTGTAAGAAAACGCAGTAACCCTTTGGCATGCTCAGCATTTTCAGAAAGCGCATTGGCATTTTCTGACAGCGATTCTTCAGATTCATCTGCGGACGATTTTATGCCCAACAGTTCCTCTTTGAGGATTTGGAAGATATTGCCCACGCCACCAAAAGAATCGCTGATTTGGCCCCCCTGCTGCATGAGGACCATCCACAGAGGCATGCCCCCGGCAATGGAAGTCGCAATATCGGTAAACTGAGCGGGCAACATGCGGATTGCCTGACGATACTGCCCGGCGCTGAGCGTACCTTTTTTCCACACCTCATTTTGTTGCTGCAGTCGGGCAATCAGTGGCGCCGCTTCTTCTGTCACACCGAGTTGTGCAGCCTTCAGGTTCAGTAATTCCGCGCGGGATAACCCCTGCTCTTCAACCTGTGATTTAAGCTGTGCCAGGAAACGGGCCCGGGACTGACTGGCTTTCTCTTCGGCCTGCTGCAGTTCCTTCTGCCGGGCAGTGGTCTGGGATATCAGCGCCAGATAGTCCTGCTGTGTGATGTTCCCCTGCGCGCGGGCCTTCCTGAACTGCTCCTGAACCGTCGATAAGGAATCCGTTGCCCCACTCAGTGAGCGAACACCGTCAATCTGACGAAAGAACGACTCTGCCAGCGCATCCTGCTGCCGGGCCAGTACGGCTGCACGGGCAGCATTGTCCCGAAGTTGCTGGCTGAACCCCGCCACGCGTTGCTGCGTTTCTTCTACGGATTCACCGACCCTCTGCATTTCCGAACTGAGACCTGCCGCCGCCGCTGACTGGCGGGACTGCATATCAGACATCGCTGCAGCGCGGTTCGCCGCTGCCGTAGCCAGCTCGGTCTCAGCACGTTGCTGGCGAGCCTGAACTTTTTCCGCTTCATCGCCCAGCCCTGATAACTGATTTTTAATCCGTGCGACCTGCTCCGTAAACGTGGCGCTGTCAACATCGAGGTTAATGACAAGGTCGCTAATCTGCTGGGCCATAGCGGGTGCCTCCTGTGATCCCCTCTGCGGCCAGCATCATAGCGTCATCATCCTGCTCACTGGTCGTTGCCACCCCAGCAGAGGGAGACAACAGGCTAAAGTGTGCAGGGGAGATATCCGGATCCTGGAAGAAGAAGGTTGCAATGGTGTAAAGCAGCCCGGAGAAGTGGGCATCGAGTTGCGCGTCCTGAAAAAAACGATCCCGGTAAAAATGATGCCAGTCGCCCAGCTCGGAGGACGTCATGCCAGCAAGCATGGCGCGCCAGTCGGGTCGCCCGAATTCGCGCGCCAGTTTCAGGACAAAATCAAGCTCACTGGCTAGGGCTTTTCCGCCGTAACAGGCTCATCATCCGTTGCCCCGGTATCTGTGCTCTCATCCGCAGGCTGCTCTTCATCAGCAACCGGCGCCAGCATTCCCGAGAGCGTTTTAACGGCGATTTCAGCCTTACCAATAGCCTCAGCAGGCCACGTGCTCAAAACCAGATGGAACAGTTCATCCTCGGATGGACCTTCCGGGTCATTGTGCCAGAGCGAATACGAAATCAGTCGGGCGCTGTTGCGAATACTCATGCCAATCAGGCGGGTCGTCATGGCCTGTTCACTCAGTTCCTCATCAGCAGACGCCAGCGCTTTTTCTTCCCCGGCCAGATAGTCCAGGTAATTAATACGCTGCAGCGCCGACAGTTCAGTGAGTGTTGTGGACTGACCGTTAAAATTAAAGGACTCTTTTTTCAAAAACATACTGTTATCCTCAGGATGCGGTAACGGTGGTTTTGCAGGTCGCAACAAAATTACCTGTATTGCTCATGACAATAATATCGGTAGTACCTGCCGCCACGCCCGTGACAATCAGCGATTTACCACTGACCGATACCGTGGCTTTACTACCATCGGAGGTAGCCGCACGGAACGACTGATCGGATGCGCTGGCTGGCAGGAAAGAGACATTAAGCGTTGTTGTTGCGCCGACGACCACACTGGCCGTTGCCTTGTCGAGTTTGATCCCGGTCACCCCGATCGATGCATTTCCGCTTTCTTCCGCCAGTTCAGGTTTCCCGGTATTGGTGATTTTGGCGGTACGGGTGATCACTTCCTTAGCAGGGATGGCTTTACCAAGGCTACTGCACCACCCTTTGAACACATCCACGGTGCCATTCGGGTACTTAATTTTGTAGGCCCGCACATCGCCATCGACAAACCAGGCCACCAGCGATTTCTGCCCTTCCTCTCCCGGCTTCCAGGCCAGCGTTAATGACGTATCGCCTGCCGATTTTGCCCCCTGCGCAGTCGCAGTCCAGTCTGCATTTTCATCATCGAGATAGGTGTCATCATAGGATTCCGCCGTCATCTCTCCCGGTGTCAGTTCTTTAATTTTTGCCAGACGTTGCCAGTCAATATCAGAAAGCGGATTGGCAAAAGGATTACCCGCCCCTGTGTACAACCAGAGTGTAGTGCCCGCGCCTTTCACCGGGGCAAGTGGATTAGGTGTCGCCATATTGTCCTCACATATCGTAAGTAATTGAATATTTCATATCCGCAGAGCTCCAGAGACCGAGCGAGTCATCCCGCTCATAGTCATAACCCTGCGGAACCATCACGGTGAGTAAATGACTCAGTCCGTCCATTTCAGCTATTGCCGGATAAATTTGCTTTTCCATCCACTCATCCAGTTGGGAATCCTGGACCTGCGCAGGAAGGAAAACTTCAATATGTAACGTGGCTTCCCAGGTATCCGCATCCAGCTCCTTCCCGGTATATTCCGCATCGGTCAGATAAACTGCGATCGCCGGAAAATCATCCTCCTCCATCACCGCTGGCCGGCCGTCAAAAAACACGACATCAGAGCCAATGGCGCTCTCCAGCTTTTCAATAACGACCCGTCGTATGTCGGTATGTTTCATCGTTTCAGATATAACCTCAGTTGTTGTTTCAGCGCTGCCGAGAGTTGTTTGGGCATTTCTTCTTCAATCATGCGTTTTTTCTCCGCTTCAAATGCTTCGGTGAGCGGATTCACTAGTGGGATTTTAACAACATCAATGGGATAGCGATTTTTCCCTGCGATACGTTTCATGACATGCCAGCGACCGTTGGCCAGTTGCTGAACGAAAGCGTCCCTGAAAAGGTATTTTCCGATCTTCAGGACGCTTCCCTTTCGTAGCAGTGCCCCCTTCTTTCTCGTTAAACGGACTTGTGCAGCACCAAGCTTGATCGCCGGCAAGTTCCCCCGGTTGACCTTTATCCTTGCGTTCATCCGGCCATTCGAGGATGCTTTACTGACTCTGACCCGCTGTTTAACCAGCTTGACCGGGATACCTTTCACGCGGTTATCTCCCGCGATCGTTTCCTTAGCCACTTTTCGGGTTGCCGCAGTGACTGACGTTCTGGCGACCCGATTGATAGCCCAGGCGCTGGCATTAGGTACCATGTTGCGATCAAGGCTGTTCAGATTGTCGATAACTTGTTTCAACCCCTTGATGGCCATGCTTCCCCCTGTCGTCGCCGGGTCCCCATCGGCGGTGAGCCAGTTCCCAGCCAGATATAACAGGAACCACAGTCATCCGGGCCTATCCGGTCGACCCAGTAGGCCGTTCCGTTAATGAAAAGCGTGTCCGGACGCTGCAGCAGGCTGACCGCTGAAGTCTGGACAAACACCGACGGGCTTGTACCCTCCACCCTGATCCCTGTGCCGGGGTAGCCGACCTCAGAAGGGTCATCGAAGACGCCGGAGAATTCCGAGCCTGCAAGCGCTCCGGAAGTGACCTTCACAATGACCCCCATCACGGTGCGGATGGTACAGTCTGCCCGGGAGATTGCTGCATTAAAGAGATTGTCGGAATCGGACATTGTTCTTTCCTCAGCATTCGGTCACCAGCTCTGCGGCGATAAGCTGGCCCAGCTGAGCCTCCGGCACACAGGCCATTTCGCCTGCGAGAATAAGTTCTTTAGAGCGATCGCTGTCGACTTCCCGGGCGTGGAAGTGCAGCGTCTGGCGGGCCTTAACCCGTCGCCATCCGGAAGCCGACTGCATCCCTTCTGTGCCAGAGATAAGTTCGCCAATGTTGCTGACGCCTTCGCCGCCGTCGTCCTCATCACCGGTGAGTGCCAGCGCTTCCTCCTCCCATTCCGCCACGCGCTGCCGGATGTCGGCGGCGCTCCCGGAGAGGTCAGGGGTACGTTTCAATACTGTCGCCAGTTCCTGCAAACGTTGCAGATCAGTTTCTTTTGACATGGAGTAAACCTCAGGTAGGCAGAAAAAGGGCCTCTGAGGCCCCAGTCTGGTTACTTAATCGTGACTACAACAAATTCGTCCGGGGAAGGAAGTACCATCAGCGGGGCTGACTGTATCATCGTGAATTCTCGCGCTGGATCCCCCACGGTCATCCAGTGTTTCGGGTAACGCGATGCGGACACAATACCTTCAGCAAGCGCCTGTGCATCCTGAATCGCGCCATAACAGCGGATCCCCTCGGAAGCAGTATTCCCCAGCACCAGCGTGCCCTCCGGGAGGTAGCGTTTTTCGGTACCATCTTTGTCAACATACGCCGTTTTCGCCACCACAATGGCCAGATCGCCGTAGTACCCTTTGAAAGATACGAGAGACCCCAAATCCTTGAGTGCAGTTTCCAGCTGGGAAGTGGACCCGCGTCGGGTATCCAGTTTTTCACGGAACATCTTGAAGCCGTTCAGCAGACGCCACACCGAACCATCCATAACGGCAATATTGATAAGACCGGATGACTGATCGCAGTACATATCGATATCGTGGGTGGGGTCGAAGGTCTCACGGTTCTGCTCTGACCAGGTCGCTCCGGGGGCCTGGATAATGTTGTTGGAAGCCGAGCGACCGAAATCCACTTCGATTTTCTCAAACTGCTCACCTTCCATCACATATTTGCCATAGAGCACCGCATTCACCGCCTGCATCTCTTCCACCTGCACGATAGCGTGCTCCTCCTGTTTGAGGTTATCGGTCAGGATACGCAGGCGGCGATACAGCGGATCATTCAGTTGCGCCGGATCTTCACCCGGCAGGCGTTCAATAGCCTGCTGATAATTAAACTCATGCTTCGGCTTGACGTATCCGGGGCGCAGTACGCGTGTCTCACCGCCACGCTGGCGCAGCACTTTCCCTTCGACAACCGGGGACACATAGGCAGCGATCGGCGTTTTACCCGTGATCTTGTCCAGCATGACTTCTTCAGTGTGGAAGTTCACGGTACGGCGGAAAAACAGGGTCAGAAAAAGCGGGTTAAATTTAACTTTCTGTTCGGTGTAACCCAGCAGCTGGCGGGTGGTAAACAGTCCCATAAAAATATCCTTTATTGATCAGGTACAAAAAAGCCGCGTCTGAGCGCGGCCTGTCGTGTTGGTGCCATAATTACGCGTGGCTAATCGCACTACCCACGAAAGCATTCGCTTTTTTGATGGGATCCACTGTTTCAGGCCACTCAATGGCCTCAGTGGCAAAGGTGCCACTCTTCCAGTACGTCAGGGTGGTTTCGCTGCCATCGAGTGGCAACGCCAGCACGCCGACCGCTGTACCGGCACTTTCTCCGTTCCAGGCAACCAGTTTCCCGGTGGCGTTGTCCAGCATTAGTGGGGTCAGTACGGGCGTTGCTTTTGTGACAGAGCAAGCCCCTGTCGCGGTATGTGCCGGGTCGTTACCGGCAAAAATCCGTGGATCGATACGCTGCTCTGTAGTGGTTTTGAATGACATCAGACAATCCTCGCTTAGTTACCGGGCATCATGTTGAGCATCTGGCTTTCTGTGGTGGTACTGCTGTCTGCACCCGCCGTAACCGGCGCAGGGGAGTGTTGCTGCATAAACTGCTCGAAGGAACCTGCCGCGGCGCCGCTATTTCCGGCGGCAGGAAGAGGCGCAGCCGAAAGTAAACTTTTGGCCTGGTCTAGCGTCATGCCGGGCAGCGATGACAGCTGTTGTGCCAGTTCCTCACGTCCGGAGGCTTCTTCCAGTGCTATGATCGCGTCAGACAAAGAAGTCGCTTTTGGGGAGAGGGCAAGCAATGATTTCGCCTGCTCCAGTGTCATGCCCGGCGTCGCCGCCAGTGCCTGTGCCAGAGGTTCACGACCGACAGCCTCATCAAGAGACATGATGCGATCTGGCACACTTGCCGTCGCTTCCGAAGTTTGCTGGGGCGCTGAGGATAAAATAGCCTGCGCCTGCACGAGACTCATCCCCGGCTGGCTGGCCAGCATCTGCGCCATCACCTCTCGACCTTTTGCCTCAGGACAAGTCAGGATCCCCATGACGCGCTGATTTTCCTGCGTGACCGCTTCTGCAGCGGATAATTGAGACATATTTCCTCCCGTTTTTTCATAATTTTTGATAGCAGATGCCATCACACTGACGGCATCTGCCGCATTAATCATTTCATCGGCCAGTCCGACACTAATTGCCGAAGCTCCGTCATACACCGCCGCCTCGGTTGCCAGCACGTCATCTAAAGACAGTTGCGTGTATTGCGCGACCTTTTCAGCAAACATCGTTCTGGCGTCATCCATCCGTTTCTGGCAGTCAGCCCGAACGTCTTCGGGTAGTGACTGATAGGGGTTTAAATCCACCTTATGGCCGCCGGAGAAAATCAACGTGATTTCCACGCCGTCCTGTTCCAGTTGCCCGGCGTAGCTGGTATGGGCCATGACCACACCAATCGACCCCATTCGTGATGTCTGCGTCACCAGACGTCGATCGCAGGCAGCCGCTAACAACATAGCCGCCGAACAGGCCATATCATTTGCCAGCGCCCAGATGGGCTTTTCATCTCTCAGGCGGTGGATCATGTCAGCGCAATCAAATGCGCCGGCCGCCTGCCCACCCGGGCTGTCGATGTCCAGCAAGATCCCGGTCACTTCCGGGTCGGCGATGGCCTGCTGAAGCCGCCCCAGGACACCGTCATAACCAGTCATACCGGAGAATGGCCGCATACCACCGAGCTTATGGACCAGACTGCCGGTGACGGGCAGAATCGCTATTCCGTCCACAACCTGATAGAAGCGCGCCTGACGTTTTCCCTCACCCATAAAGTCCGTGGTGACCTGACTCATCCCCGAGGAATCCAGACTTTCATCGCTCTGCGGGATCCGCAGGTTGTTAACGCCCCCCTCCCGGCCCAGCGCGCAAAAGAAAACCCGCGCGTAGGCGGGTTCAAGTAATAGCGGGGCATTCGTGGCCTGGCTGTATATGTGCGGGAGATTACGTTGCACGTTTATCCTCCTCTGTCTTACGACTGTCCTGAATTTGTTGTTGATACGTTGACGCTATCCAGACCGGACTCGACAACCCGGCCAGCCTGCGCTCTTCGGACTCCCTGACCTGCTGCCGGAATATCTCCTGGTAATCTTCCCCCATAATCGCCAGCTCTTTTTCATACGTGCTCAGGCCCGCCTCTATACGCATGACCGACTCCTGTACCTCTTTCAGTCCGTCAATGGCCATACGGCCTGCGCCAATCCATTCCGTACGACACCAGCTTGAGCGCGCCTCCCAGAAAGAGAAGCGTGTAGGCGGTGCGCGAATGATGCCGCGCGCCAGCGCCTCCTCCAGCCAGCAGGCAAACATCTGTGTTGCCATCCGACCCGCAATAAATTTGCGGCGCCCAAGAAAATACCGCCACGATTCGTTGGCGGATGCCCGGGCGCTGGAATAGCTGACCTGAGAGTAATCTCGTGACAATTGTTCGTAGGAAACACCCAGCCCCGCGGCGATATAGCGAAGCAGCGCCTGCTCCAGTGCGGAGAATCCGTTATCAGAATCCTGCGCGGTCTGCAGATTAAGTTCATCCCCCGGGTACAGATGGGGAATTTTGACTCCGCCCAGCTTGATATTGTTTGCCTGATAGTAACGGGAATACTGAGACAGCATTTTCATCAGCGGACTGTTGTCTCCATCCGCTGCAGCGATGTATTCAAACGCCTTTTCCGAATCCAGTTCACTCTCAATGGTGGCAGCATACATCGCTTTAACGATGGCGGACTGAAGCTGTGTCGCCTGCAGGGTGTCCAGCATTTTTAGCCTTTCCATAACGCTGTAGAACTGGTTGGCACCACGGGTCTGTCCGTCTTCCACCGGTTCAAACACGTGGATCATGGCCGGCCTGCCCGATGGAAGAATTTTTGGTACGCGCGTCCAGCGCCCGGTGCCGGAAAAAGGCCACGTATCCTCACTGACATGGTAGGCCAGTGCTTTTCCGTTTTTATCGATCTCCACCCCGGCCCTGAGCTGCCGGTTACCCTGCGCATGGCCGGGGGTATCAATACGCTTCGGGCTGATAGCTTTAAAGCGAGTGCGGAATAATTGCGTGGTTTCAGCATCCCAGACAGGCTGGACGAATACTTCACCGTTGAAAGCATGAACACCAACCCCTTCACGGATAAACTCCGTAAAGGTGCGCTTTCCTTCAATGTCTATCTCACCAAAAACTGAATCACAGTATTCGGTCCAGGCGCATTCCACCTCATCCACAAAGCTTTTTGCCGTGGATTCCCGCATCCCAAGATACCGCCAGTTAGGACGGTAGCTGATAAGAAAAAGGTGACCGACGATATGATCCTTGTGCAGGGCAACGGCATTCGCCGCAATACCATTGTTACGAACCAGATCGTCGGCACGCGCGTTACCGAGTCTCAATGAAGGAAGCAACGCTGCATCCACACTTTCAGCGGGTGGAACCCAGTCCGCCATTTGCCCACCAAACCCGACACCGCCTCCGCTGTAACCCAGACTTTCCCTCAGAGGAGTGCCGTGCACATCAACCAGCACGGGTGATCGCCTCACAGTCTCACCCCCGCCGGCGGTCGACGTTTTGAGCTAACCATTAACGACGATTCCAGCTCCGCAATGTACCGCTTCAGGTCACCCACCGACGTGGCAGTGAACTCCACACGGCGGCCATCTTTTTGCACCGTGGCAACTCGCTTGCCTGTCATCAGGTCATGCAGCGCCGAGCGGGCTTCCAGTAATTCAGTGGTCGTTGCCATTTATACCTCCAGACAGCGTTGCCGCCAGTTGTTCAAGAGAAGGAGTGCTCTGCCCTTCGTTTTTCCTTGATGCAGCCAGAACATCCAGATCCAGTTGCCAGCGCTGAACGGAAACCCTGAATGCCGCATAGGCATACACCAGACAATCCAGCGCTTCGTTCCTGCGCCCTTTTGCATCCCACAGCAGTCTGATTTTTCCGTTCACCAGCTTTTCAACAAGTTCCTCAGCCACCAGCTGTTTCGCCTCCACTTCCGAAAAAATCTCCGGATCATCGGGAAAGTGAAAAGCGTAAGGTGTGGCCATATCTGCTGGTGCGGTATCGGCGCCCATCCTGGCGTAAAGCATCTCTTTGGTCGTATCCGTACCAATCTCACACAGATATGCCCCACTCTGATTGCGCTTTTTAGGCATGGTAATAATCGGTTTACCGTATATTGACGCCCCTTTAATGGGCAGGACGCGGAAGATGCCGTGTTTTTTCGATCGCCGGTACACAATTTCCTGATCAATACCGCCGGTATCCCAGCAAATACGGGAGATGGTCATCTCCGTGCCGTCAGCGTGGCGGTATTTTCGGTTTATCGCGTCATCCACGCGCAGAAGGGTAGCTTCATCATCATGACGCCCCATGATAATGAGCTTATCCACGAGAAACGCCTCTTCGCCTGGCGCCCAACCCCAGACATATATCTCGTAACGGTCACGCTGTGAGTCAATGCCGGCCGTCAGATACACCACTCGCCCAGGAACAGGTGCAACATAATGAATGACTTTTTCAAGCAACAACTCGTGGCTGAGCTTTTCAGCCACAGATTCCTCATATGTTTCGCCAAGCGTGGTGTTAACGAACGTTTTCACTCCATTCGGGTCCTTCAGCGCATCCAGCCAGTCATAAACTATCTGCACCCAGGTGGTGAACGGACTGTAAGCAGTCCAGATGTGAAAGGTGATCGTGCGGGGTGAGGAAACCTCATCGTCATCCGGACTACAAAAAGTCAGACCGTCGCGAGTCCACAACCCCGTGTTGTCGCAAATCCATCGCCCCTGAGCCTGGTCAAGTTCCGACTGGCGGATCACACAGCCATAATGTTCGCAAAGGTAATACGCCGTTTCTGGTTTGTCTTTTTCCCATTTGAGACCAAACGGCGTCGAAGCGTCACCAAATTTAAGATACTGCTCCTCACCACAGTGCGGGCAAGGGACATGGAACCGCATGAAGTGCGCCGACTCATTCGCCGCCTTCTCGATCTGACAGGTACCTTTAATTTTTGGCGTGGAGCCACGAATGGATTTGGCCCAGACGGACCCTTCAATACGCTTGTCACCAAGCAGAGTTGGAGAACCTTCCTTTTCCACATCCGGTTCAAACGAGGAGAGTTCGTCATAACAGACCACATCGACAGATTTTTCACGATAGTTTTTAGCGGCGGCGCCACCCAGGCACCAGAACCCCACCCCCGATGAAAAGCGCTTAAGGGTAAGCGTGTTATCCCGGTGTTTACGCCCCAGCCAGGGAGAGAGTGATTTCAGACAGGCAACATCCCGGAGTGTCGGCTCCACATGGGATTTCATAAAATCTTCGGCAGCAGAATCTGTCGGCTGAAACAGCAGGCTGTTTCGGGATTTGTGCTCAATAAAATAACCTTCCACACCCAGCAGCATTTTGGTGTAGCCAACGCGGGCTGACTTAATCAGGTTGACAGTGCGGATCAAATCGCTCCCCATCGCATTCATGATGCCCACCTGAAATGGCAGGGTGACCCACTCACCTGCACCGTACGACGATTCTTTGGGCAGGAAGTAAAACCGGTCAGCCCACTCCACCGCCGTCATCGGCAGCGGTCGGATAAGCGGTCTCAGCCCCTCCCTGACAGCCCGCATCATATTATTCATCTGTACTTCGGATAAAATCATCCATCCACCCCGGTAATTTCTCATCAACGCGGGCGCAGGCGTTTGCCCCCTTTGCCACCAGCGTTTTCAGGTGATCAATATGACGCGGCGACAGATCCGGAAATTGCCGCTGCATAGCAAGTGGTATGCCATCAAGCGTACTGGATAGCTCCATCGCTACCCGGCTTAGTGCAAAGGTACAAAATGCCGCATCGATCAACTTACCCTCAGTAACCCGGTTCTTTAACCGCTGTGCGATGGCCTGTTCTTCCGTCAGGTCAACCCGGGCCTGAAGTAACTTTTCCTCAAGATCGTCTTCACCCTCTGAAGATTTCTGGTTTTGTTGTCGCCTCTCGCGATCTATCTCCAGAACGGTTTTAACGTCATAAAAAACCTCTCTCCCCCGGCGCTCAACAGGAGGGACACCCCATTTATCAAATGCCTGAACTGAGATACCGATGGAGGAGGCCATATCGCTTTTATTCAACAAAAAGGCCATCACCCCTCCATAAGCCGCCGGCAAAAAATCAATACAACAACCACCTGCTTTTGCTAAAACCGCTGATTTTACTGACCTTTTTCACAGGGAAAGGATCAAAAAACACGCTCAGGTTGTTGTATTTATTTCTCTTTCTTCTTACTTATCAACGAGGTAAAGCGAACCATAAAACAACAACCACCCCCTCAAAAAAATTCATAAGGAGCGAAAACCTGCGAGGTCGCCGCCCCGTAACTGCTCGAACTCCCGGAAAGGACCCGCAACGATAACGATTATCATTACCGTTTAAATGATTATTCATCGAGGCCACTCACAGAATGACCTCTGTGAATGCTCAGCCTGCGGACGCACTACCGTCAGCCTGCAACACACTTTCCGGCAGACGTTCAGCCAGCGCTGTATTTTCAAAAACCTTGAGGCCATATTGTCCAACCCAGGTATTTTCCTGACCGACGCTGCCAGCAACAAATTCCATCACCTCGGTTAGCAGGTCTTTGACCAGCGCTTCAGTATTGATCCGCCAGTACTCTTCGATTGCAATCAGTAGCGGATCGGAGCCATTCGAGATGCTCTGCTTACCGACTGTGTATGTTTTCTTTTTCGCGCTATCAGTCACGCACTGAAGCTGCGTCATCTGAGCCAGTTCGGCAACGGGAGATACATCGCGAACTTCGATAGTCATTGTTGCCAGCTTCTTACCCGATTCAGCATCAGTTGAAGATGCGTAGTACATTGAAATGGTTAAATCATCACGACTGAACATGATTAATGGCTCCGGTTACGGTTGCGGTTTTTATTGCGGTTACGCTGATGGCGCGGTGCGGTTTCGGCTGGCAGGTGCTCGCCTTCGAACGCTTGCGTTGGCTCTTGCGGCTGCGGTTGAGCAGGAGCCAGCCCTTCGGGAATTTCACCACCGACCTCAAACTTGAGATGCGGCTCTTTCCCCAGAAAATGGCTGAAGTTCAGGCCCGATAGTCCTGCATTCAGCATCGAAATCCCCTCGACCTCAACGGCAACGAGCTGACCATCTACGTATTCGATCTTTAGGTTCTTCATAGTTTACCTTCACAAATAAAAAAGCGCCGCGCATGCGAGGCTACTGGTTAAACATCAGGGTGTTGCAATGAATCATCAGCGTGTAAGGTTACCGCTCGGCCCGTCTGTGGTGGGACACGGACGAACACATCAATGGCAGAAGGATGGCTGATAAGCTCTGCTGAAAGGGAAAACATGCCAACAACAGTAAAAATTCAATTTATGGACAAAGATGGGATAATAGTCCCTGATTCATCAGCAAACCCGGTAATTCCTATTATTATTGCTGCAAGCTCTGAAGAGGATGAAAATAAAGGAGTCAATGTTGAGCACAATGTAAGTACTTTTGCCTTAATAGATACAGGTGCTGATGACTTCTACATTGACGAAAAGATAATACATCAACTCTCTCTTCCCCAAGTAGGAACTATTACAGTAACAACACCTCTTGGGGTTGAAGAAAGGACCATCCATCATGCACTGATTAGCTTTACTGGAGACGCACGCGTATTTGGTATTAAAGTCATTTCAACCAAGATGACTGAAAATGGTGCAAATTATCATGCAGTTTTAGGAATGCGACTTATAAGCTTAGGTTGTCTAACACTTGACTCAAGACAACGTATATTCCATTTAACTTTCGATAATTAAAATTGATTTTTTAAGCTATTTATATCACAACCTGTTGAGTCGATTTTACTCTCAGGTTGTCTTACGACTTTACATAATGCCATTCCCAAATGAGACACATGCTCTTGTGACGAGAATGACGCTGAAAGTCGAAGATGTGGCAAGTCCGGGCGATCATGTTCTACCACCAGCGGCTCATCATCGGCGCTAACGTCATATGCCAAGGTAAATGGATCAGAGGTCTTTCCTGAGATAACTCTCTCCACCAGCACCCGGCCAGCCTGCATGACCCTAAAGGCAACCTGTTCCCCGCAGACAACACCATTTTTGACCTGTTGAAGATTTGAAATTGTGACTTTCAGCGTTTTCAAGTTGTTCCTCCTCATTTGTATCCCCGACAAGGGATACCGTTTATTTTATCCCTGATCGGGGATAGAAGTTCTCACCGATTTGTAAATCCGCTCACAGGTCATTCCTGCTGCGTAGCGTTCGTCAGCGATTGCAGCATACCGTCGAGCTTCTTCTGCAAGGTCTCCAAGCATGTCGGCGAGCACTCCGGTGGTGGCGCCGGTTGTTTTGCTTCTGACGGTAGCGGCAAGACTTGCGGTGTGGCTTGCGGCATCCAGGCGGGTGGCAAGGGCTTTTGCCTGCTGGCGCAACTGGCTAACAGTGCCAGAGAGATTAGCGGCAGCAGCGCGCGCTGCAGCGGTTTGGGTTTGAGCATCTTTTACAGCCTCATCGCGGGCGATCAGACGCCCCTGTTCGATCATCCGGGCAGCGGTTTGCGCGTTCACTTCCTGAGCCGATTCGTCAAAATCACGTTTCAACCATTTTTGACGCCAGGCGCTGTCGGTGGTACCGACGCCAAAACTAAAGGCGCGCCACAATGAAAAAGCCACCAGCAAAATGATAGCCAGTGGCTTCCAGTATTCTTTCAGCCAGGTGGGCATCTTTTACCCCGCGAGATTGATCGCCTGAACGAAAACATTAAACGAGTAAGGCTGTTCGCCGTTCTCATGTTTAATGATTGCCTGTAGCAGCTTCATCATGAACCGGCTGTCGCGGGTATCAATGCGCTGGTCGGGGGTAACGCCTGTCGCCTGAGCCACGCTGTTGATATAGGCCTGCGTGTTGTTCTCGTTTGGCGGCGCCCAGCGTTTGATGATACCGCTCACTGTGTTCAGGCCATGCTTACGCTGATAGTTGCGCAGGATGATAATCATCGCCCGGATGCCATACTCAGGCGTGGTGAACTGGCAGAATGATTTATCGGTGCGCTGCGCTTTGGGTACCAGACCCTGCCATTCATCGCCCCAGCGAATATTGCCGGGATTGTTGTTGCGGATACCGCGAGAAAGTTGGTTTGTCATAGATTAGTCCTTAGTGCCGCCACCTGTACGGGAGCGTAGAATACGGATACCTGCGGCGCGGATCTGGTCAACGCCAATAAAGCCAATTGCCCCACCGACAGCCACCGATAATGTCGTCGGCAGGCCGAAGTAATCCAGACTGGAGGCTACTGTCAGGGTCATGGCACCGCATAACGGGGACTCCAGTACAACACGACGCCATCCACCGCCCGTATAGGCAACTCGCAATGCCGCCATGACGATGGACAGCAATACACCGCCCAGCGGTACATCACCATTCCACCACATGCGCAACAATTCCCATGCGTCGGCCCATGTGTGAATGTTGTTCTGCATTTTCATAATCTCTCACCTCCGTTAGTTACGGATGGCGCTGTGTGTGATTGAAAGAGATCAGGATTCCGGGCTCTTTTGCAAAATTGAAAAAGAATTTGATTCCCGGAGCCTGAAGATGAAGATCACCACAGCGGGACGAGGTGATGATCGTTATTTTTTATCCAGTTTGCAGATTTCCTCTGCGGTCTGAATAAACCGTTCTGTTTCGAGTTCAACTCCGATTGCCCGTCGCCCCAGTGTCATAGCAGCTTTGATGGTTGAGCCTGAGCCCATGAAGAAATCAGCCACAACATCACCCGGGTGGCTGCTAGCATTGATGATCTGATGCAACATGTCTGCTGGCTTTTCGCATGGATGCTTACCAGGGTAAAACTGAACCGGCTTATGCGTCCAGACGTCCGTATAGGGAACAAGCGCTGAAACGGCAAATTGACGCCGGAGGGATTTGTATTCCTCCAGCAATTCCGAATATTTGCGGTTCAGAGAATGCCAGGTTGCCACCAACTCATGGTGAGGTAGGGCCAGCTCGTTTTTCTGGTACTTCTCTGCGGCGACCATCGAAAATAGCGCCTGCAGTTTTAAATAGTCGCTTTCGTTTGGTAGCTGCCATTGGCTCATGCCAAACCAGTGCGACACCATGTTTTTTTTGCCAGTTGCATCAGCTATCTGCTTAGCACTGACACCAAGCGAATCACGTGCATTACGGAAGTAAGAAATAAGCGGCGACATCAAATGCTGCTTAAGGTCGTTGCTCTTTTCCGCATAGCCATCATCTTTAGGCTGATACGGCCCCTGGTAATGCTCAGCAAACAATATTCGTTCTGTTGCCGGGAAATAAGACCGTAAACTCTCTTTATTGCAGCCGTTCCATCGCCCCGATGGCTTGGCCCAGATGATGTGGTTCAGTACGTTAAACCGTTCACGCAACATGATTTCGATATCTGAAGCAAGACGATGCCCGGAAAACAAATAAAGGCTTCCGTTAGGCTTGAGTACGCGCCAGAAATGAGCCAGGCACATATTAAGCCAGCGTAAATAGTCCTCGTCCCCTTTCCATTGGTTATCCCAGCCGTTTGGCTTCACCTTAAAGTAAGGCGGATCGGTAACAATAAGATCAATGGAGTTATCGGATAGTGATGGGAGGTATTGCAGGCAATCAGCATTGATTAATTCAATACTGGACATTTTTACAGTATTTTTCATAGATCAGTAAGCGTAACTCTGATAGGCTCACTTTGCTTTTGCGCTAAAGCAGTGGGCCGTGGTTAGCTTGTGACCTCAAAGCATGAGCTGATGGCTGGCCGGGTGCTACAACACCCACCAGCCGCCCATTTTCACAGCAAAAAAACCCCCATTACTGGAGGCGCTTATAACATCCGAATTGGTAATCAGATAATCCCGCCATCACCAGTTGTGTAAGGATTAGCTGGCAACGTTCGCGGCTGAGGTGAGTATTCTGTGCAATCTCACCAGCAGTAGCCGGTTTATCACTTAACTCATTAAAAACAGCTTTTGCTGTTTCCGTCATATCCATCTGATTTAGCATGTCTTTTACCTTCTTTTCATTGGTTCGACATACTAATAACTCTTGTTCAAAAAGCCAGCAAGCACTAACTACGCAACTGAGCCGGTTTTCTAATTTGTGCCAGTGATAATACGACGATATGACAGGGGTACTGATGCAATGCATCTCGCGAATACCCCTGTCGGATCGCCGGAAAGCAAAAACCCCGCGCTGGCGGGGTTCTCGTTGTATTCAAATTGTCGCTTTTTGTCGCTGCCGAGTGGCGCAGCTCTGCCAAGCATAAATGGATTATCTAATTTCTTGGCCCGTTTTCAATACCCCGAATGAAAAACAGCACTTTTTGCTAATCATTATGAATTTCTCGCTTTACTGAAAGGAACGCTTTTGCCCTGAATATCTCAAGGCACCAGCGAACACGCTTTCTCGCTTCTCCGTCCGTTAACCAAGGTGCCACCAACTGTAATTCGCGCGTAATATCAGTGATATTTTTCCGCGTGGTATAATAGCTGACGCCAACGGTATAGACCGGATCGCCTGTTTCAAACGCTTCCAGTACACACTTCTCTATAAACTCTACGTCGTCATCATGTATGGCGGTATCTATCAGGCTGGTAGTGGGCTGGGGCCATAAAATAGAACGAGCACGATTTAAAGCCTGTGGCCCGCTAAACCCTTCTCGGCGAGCCTGCTCGATGGCGGCCGTAAAGCGCTCCAGTACTTTATCTGACCACCGTCCTCCCTTTAATCCCCGCCAGCAGGAATGTTCGGTTGGTTTTCGTGGCGCCATACCACCACGCACCCCCTCCCCCCATACGGTGAGAAGAGATTTAATCCAGGCAGACTGAATTCCACTGAGTGGGGTAAAACGACCCAGCCAGCTTTTTCGCGTTGCCTTCGAGACGGTTTCTAATCCTGCACGATGGATCCGGCGTTGACGTGGTGTCATTATGTTTTCTCCTTACGCCAGAACACCGAGCGCATAAGCCCGGTCCAGCAATTTAATTATCAGCACAGGCTGGGTGCCGTGTTCACGTTCGAATACCACCGGATCTTCATGCAACTGTCGGTGATGTTTTCTGCAAAGTGGGATCGTAAAAATATCGTGAGCCTTTGTACCGACGCCGCCCTGACCCCAGCCAATCAGATGGTGTGCATCATCGGCGGGCTGCCCGCAGCACATGCAGGGTTGGGTCTTCACCCAGGTAAGAAAGTCAGAGGATACCCAGCGGATGCGTTTAGGACGGGCGAAAAATGTTGCTGGAGCTTCAGAGTCTACAATGACGCCTACAACGGGTTTTACTGGCGCCGATTGCACCGCTGCTGGTGTAGCTGCAGGAAAATCCGGTGCTGGTACGTCTACACTGTTTAGTCGCTCAGTCAGAATGCTGGTGGCCTGAACTGTAGGAACCAGCTCGCTTTCCCGGTAGACAGATTTGAACTCCTCCCTTTTCATCCGCAGAGAACGCCGCGCCATCTCCTCTGATATTTCACTTCCTATCCCTTTACAGACAGCCCACCAGCACAATTCAGCCAGTGAAAGCATCCTTTCGCTGTTGTAGCCCAGATAAATCAGTACTGTGTTGATAATCCAGTCGGCGACGTTTAACGCCACCAGCTTGTCGAGGGTTTGTGCGGTCTGATTACGAAGTTCGTTATCGCAATGCCAGCATGCCCTTATGGCACCTGGTTCATGCCTGAATGTCACCAGTTCATGATGGTGATAAATTGAGTGTGGCCACTGGCAATGTTGAACAGTACGTTCAAGCCAAAGTTCAAGAGCATTTATTCCGCCAGCAGCATTAATAACGCGCTCGTTCAGGAAAAACGGAATGAGTTCTGAATCCTCACGCAGCGGCTGGCGAGCATCGGGCAGACGTCCACTGGGTACAGAATCCATATGCGCCGGCGGCATTTCCACCAGCACGCGCCCTTTGCCGAATAGTTTGATGAGTTCGCTGCCAGGCTTTAGCAGCACGATCCCCAGATGCCGGGCCATATCCACATTCAGCAGCGCCCGCATCAGTCCCTCCACATTTTTTGTTGGAATGTTTTATCAACCTTCGGCGCGCTGGGTGCCTCAGGCAGTTTTACGTTGACCTCCCATGTCAGAAAGTCAGCAGAAAGATTTTTCTCAACCAGATAGTTACTTTTCCTGTAACGCTCTACCAGCTCCCGCGCCTGATACTCAGTCAGGCCGGAATGTACAAACCAGCTTTTCTTCATGGCTGGACCTCATACAGTCTGAGGAACTCGACCGCACGATCCCTTGCGCCGGGCTCATCATTGAGAAGAGCGCTGAGCAACTGGATAGCCATTGCCGGATCATTTTGTCCGACCACGGTAATACCGCGGGCAACACCACGAGCGACAGATACAAACCCCTTACGCTCCAAAGCGCGGATATGCTCAGCAATAGCATTCGCAGACCGGACACCAATAAGGTTGGCCAGCTCCCTGTTTGTCGGCGGATAACCATTCTTTTTGGTAAATGCCAGCAGCAGGTCGAAAACTTCCTGTTGCCGCGGGGGAAGAATTTGAAGCGAAGAAAGGCCAGCGTTATTTTCATTAGCGCCAGCCGATGCAGATTGCGGTGTCTCTATATTTTGCGCCATGGGTCTCTCCGTGGCGCAGCAGGTGCCGGTTGTTCAGGCCAGCTAACGTAATATACCAGATGACTCGCAAACGCGGTAACCCGCCTTTTTCAGCATCTGCGTAAATAGTGAAAGTGTGCCAACAATCTCATCCGGCTGGAGAGGCATGAATGAAACCATATCCCCCTTACGATACATCAGCGCCCGACTGCACTCAGGAAAGCTCTCAAAATAGGCAATCACCGCCCTGTCTGCACAACGAACCAATGCAAATCCGGTATCTGGTAAGTCATCCATGCCCCCTCCTTCTGATTCTTTTTTCTTAGCAGCAACATCGTTTAATCGTTTTCGACTACTTCGGGCACTTCTTCAGGAGGGGTAACATCTGAAGGAAGAGCGCCATCCATCAGAGCCAGTTCCTTGATGCGCTTTTCAATTTCTAAGGCAATCTCAGGGCTGCTTTCAATCCATTTGGCGGCATTAGCCCGCCCATTACCTATTTTCTCTCCACCGTAGTCATACCACGATCCTACTTTCTGGATAATCTTGAGATGAACACCAAGATCCAGTATTTCATCAGCGCGGGATATCCCCTGACCAAACAATAACCGGTAGTTTGCTCTTTTGAATGGAGGCGCGACTTTATTCTTAACAATTTTTACTGTGGTGTCTTTTCCGACTACCTGATCACCTTCAGTGATATTTTTTGACCTGACGTCGAGTCGAACTGACGCATAGAATTTTAATGCGTTGCCGCCAGTCGTGGTTTCGGGATTACCAAACATGGTCCCGATTTTCATTCTTAACTGGTTAATAAAGATCACTACTGTTTTGGTTTTACTGATTTCTCCGGCAAGTTTACGCATGGCCTGTCCCATCATTCGGGCCTGCAAACCCATGTGAGCATCACCAATTTCCCCCTCTAGCTCAGATTTAGGAACAAGCGCTGCCACAGAATCCACCACGATCACTCCTACAGCACCAGAGCGGACCAAAGCATCTGTTATATCAAGAGCCTGTTCGCCAGTGTCCGGCTGAGCCATTAAAAGATTATCGAGATCTACACCCAGTAGTTTGGCATAGCGGGGATCCAGCGCATGCTCAGCATCTATAAAAGCACACTGACGCCCTTCTTTTTGGGCCGAAGCAATTGCAGCCAGAGCTACTGTTGTTTTACCGGATGATTCAGGGCCGTAAATCTCGATTATTCGACCTACCGGGAGGCCACCACCTAACGCAATATCAAGTCCAAGAGATCCACTGGGCATAGTCTCAACGATCAGATTGGTATTTTCACCAAGGCGCATAATAGAGCCTTTACCAAACTGCTTTTCAATCTGCCCCATGGCTGACTGTAATGCCTTTGCTTTCTCTTCCTGAGTTACGGGTCTCTCATTCAATACTTTCTTTTTGTCGTTCGCCATGGTGGGACCTCCTTAGCATTGATTTAACTGTTTATATACACAGACTGTACAAATAAACAGTACACCCATAAATTGGATAGATCAATATATTGAGAGCACAAATTGTTACTTTTCTGTCAGGAGTGACAAAAGAAAACCCGCACGTAGCGGGTTGAATTGACGGAAGTTTATTAAGCGGCCATTTCTTTTTGCTGACATAACTCAGGCAAATTAGCCCTCACCAGCGCTTCCGCGAACGGCGGTGGGACGGCATTACCACAGCGCGCGACCTGCTTATCCTTCGCATACTTCACGCCGCGGTAATCCTGGTCGATGATGTACCACTCTGGGAAGCCCTGCGCGCGGTAGAGCTCGTGCGGCTGCAGCATGCGCATGCCAATATCAACGATGCGATAAGTTACCGCGGCGATTTCCACTAGCCCGGTGCTATCGGCTCCGCAATACTCTTTCAGGAATGCTAACACCTGTTGCGCGCGCTGCTCGTCGTAATGCTCAACAGCGAGAGTGGTCTCAACTTCCCCGACGTGCTGACCACCAGCGGTAATAGTCGGCATCGGCGCATCAGTTCGCTGTCCGTCACGGCAAGTACCGCGCAGCTTAACCAGGTGGGAGGCTACAACGGCGTGGTGATTGCCAGTCGTAACCGTATGCGCAGGAGATTCCACGGATCCGCCAGGATGCCCGGTATTGTTCACCATGAGATGCGCCGCAACTACCGCATGATGGTCAACTGTCGTCACTGAATGTGTCGGTTCATCCAGCCCCACGCCGGCGCCCTGATAATTCCCTCCGTAGTGTTTTGCCAGAAATGCCCCAACAACCGCATGTTTCCCGCCACCAGCCACGACGGTACCCAGCGGTTTATTAAGTCCTGGTACTCGCGGAGCCTGCCCGGGCCTTTCGCTATATCCGGTTTGAATCAGAGTTGGCACTACCAGTTGTGATTTACCGCCGCCGCCCGCGGTGATTGTTGCGCTAGGTTCGTCGGCTCGATGTCCGATGCTGGCGCCGAACTGCCGGGCTATGACCGGAGCAACGACGCAGGCGCGCGACTCTTTCAGGATGGTGTGAGCAGGTTTATCAAGCGGACATGGTTTCGCCTGGTACTCGCTGCCAGCAAGGAACGGGACAAGGCCCGCCTCAACAATCCCCAAAGCATGACCATTCCCGCCCGGTCGCCTGGACGTGCCAGCGGTCACCGTTGGTACCGGTTCGGTTACTGGCTGCCCGGTGGCACCGGTGCGGAACTTCGTCAGGTGCGGGACAGCAATCGCATAGCCGTGGGTTTTCGTAATCGTCTGCAGCGGATCGTCCAGTGTCTGCCCCCGGAAACAGTCATATTTCCCGCGTGTCGTTGTGTGATTGCACTTCACGATGAACGGCGATGCGCTGTCGATAACAAAGCGCTGGATGCCGCGGGCAATACGTTTGAGGGTATTTACCGCCAGCGGCTTTTTGCGATCAAATATGCTCGGCGCGGGGATAGACCAGTCTATACATTCCGCAGCTGTACGCCAAGGTGCCAGCTTGCCCGCCAGCACGGAGGCAGACTTCGGATCCCCGTGGGTGGCTTCCGGCCAGACTATCGGTTGCCCGTCCCGGCGCATCACCATGAAGAACCTCTTACGGATGGTCGGCGCGCCATAATCGCATGCGCGCAGCTCGCGATACTCAACGGTGTAACCCAAACCGTTTACCAGCCGTGCCGCATCCTCGCTATCAAGCGAAATATTCAGAAATTCGCAGCATTCGGCCAGCGCCGGATGATCCGCTGAAATGCCTGTGGTCAGCATGCCAATGAATGCCTCAAAAGTTTCGCCAGCGCGGGCAGGATCTGGACGCATTTCACCAGCGAGCAGCGGCCCCCACGTTTTAAATTCTTCAACGTTCTCCAGCTTCATCACTCGCGGTTTAACATCCAGCCCCCAGCGCAGAACCACCCAAGCCAGTCCACGGATCGCTTTCTCGACAGGCTTAGCTCCTTTCGCCTTTGAAAAGTGACGGCAGTCTGGTGAAAACCACGCCAGCGCTACCGGGCGGCCAGCGGTCGCCACCTTTGGCCTGACTTCGTAAACCGATTCGCAATAGTGCAGCGTGTCCGGGTGATTAGTGGTATGCATCGCTACAGCGTTCGGGTCATGGTTAATCGCAATATCCACGCTGCGCCCAATCGCCAACTCGATGCCCGTTGAGGCTCCGCCGCCACCAGCAAAGTTATCAACGATGATTTCGCTCTCTCTCACGCGTATTTCTCCATGGCGCTGGCCAGCGAACGAGCCGCGGCGATAATTGACGGTACCGGCATTTTTTCCAGCCACATCCTGTTGATGTGGTGCTGCAGGCGGCGCTGGTGGTGCGACGGGAGTTCCCCGGCGTTTTCTACTTCTGACAGGACCATCGCTACTTCAGCGGGCCATACAGTTTCAGGCACGTCCACCAGCAGAAGGCTTTCTAATTCCTGAATGCGTTTGCAGGCATATTCCAGTGAAATATCCACAATATCTCCTTACATCGACAATCTTTTAATTGCATGGCGGAGTATCGTCTGCGCATATAGCGCGGGAGCGAGTACCTGCGGCATTTTCGAGTAACCGGCTCCAGAGAACAGGCGATGTATTTCTTTAGGAGCCGCACGGAGATTATCGATATTGTTATTTTTTAAATCGTTATCCAGATGGATTACAGAATAACCATCTGGTAGTTTTCCATGAACACATTCGTATACATATACATCAAGGCGAATTTTCTCTTTATTCACCGTAATATACTGTGGCAGAGCGCGCTTACGGCCTGTGGGTTGGCGAGTCCATCCGCGAGCTATCTTCACATCTTTAATGTTATCGGGCTTTTTATTGGTACCGAATCGCTTATTAAATCTTTCGGTAAGTTCCACATTCATTAACTGCTTATTAGCATAAATGAACGTCAGCTGTTCATCAGTGTAGCGTGGCTCCAGTAAGAATTGATTTCCCAGTCCGTGAGACTTGCACCATATACGGATCGCACCAACGCTTTTATTCGTGCCAAAATGAGCGTTGAACATTTCTGTTAACTCGCGAGCAGTGCTACTTTTTATATGGTGCCTAATAAACAACTCTTGAGCTGGAGAGTATTTTTCTCTCATTTTTCAAGCCCCATAACTTTTGGTACGCTTCCGGCTGTCCCCTCATACACCGCCTTCTGAGCATCGAGCGCGACCCGATACGTGCTGACCATCACCCCGACGATCTCCACCACCGCTTTTGACCTTGATAATTCTTCCTGAAGTACTTCGCCTTTGATGTTGGGATCTGTGATGGTTTCCAGCATGGCAAACTGATGATTCATTAAATCCTGAATGCTATTTTTCATGCTGCTCCGCCTTCTCGGTTTGATGGCTGATGGAAAACCGCACGCGATGGAGACCAGTCGCAATAGGTGTCAGTTTCGGTATGGCCGAAAATAGCTTTGCAGCGACGAATGTGCGCGCAATCCCCGCAGGACTTACCTGCTGGCAACCGCATTTTGTCGGGGTCTTCGGGGTTGTAATTCAGCTCAGTCATTCCAGGCCTCCAGCTCGTTCTCAATCTCTTCGTCGATTTCGTCGTTGCTAGCGTCTTCGTCCAGGTAGTCACGCGCCTCTTTGAGATAAATATTGCGTCGCTTACTGCTGTACCAAGCCAAAAACTCAGGGGACCAACCGCCGTCGTCGCCATTCTCGGCGAAGAAATCAAGCATTGCGTTGTTATACGCCAGACAGTCAACCATGCTTTCCGCAGTGGTGAGCGCCGCTTCACGTATATACCCACGCAGATCGCGCTTGCGCCAGTAGGGGCTATATTTCGAATCGCAGCGGCCTTTGAATTCAACTTCCCAGCGACGGATGCAGCGTGCGTTTAGTGATTTACTCATTTGGCAGCTCCTGAGGTTTTCCGATGACTAAATCTCTGAAGGTCAAAATCAATGGTCGCCCGCTGATCTCGGAACAATCCAAGACGCCCGTAGCGGATGACCTTCCCGGTTCTGACTGCAGCCTGGAAATATCGACCTGCGGTATCCCGGCACATATGTAGTTCTGCACAAGCTTCTTTCACCGTCAGGCGCCCTTTCTCGCGGGTTAGTTCGATAATCGCCTGGACACAGGCCTGTTTTTGTTCACGTGATTTATTAGCCATGGTCAGCACCTCGCAGCATTGCGGAGACAGCGGTTACGCTGGCGGGCGATGTTCCACATTTCGCTGGCGTTACTGGCCATTCCCAAAATGGCAGTGTAAGCCGTAGCCGCCCGGCGGTAGAGCCCCCTTTCTTCGAGCTGGCGAGCTTGGACGATGGCATCTTTCACTTTCTGTGTTTTCTCCGGCGTAGCTCGGATAGCCGGTTCGGGCAATTTAACGTCCGGAATATCCACGCCGGCAGTAACGTGATAAACATACTGAACTCCGTTGTGCCAGCGGCGTAACTTGCCAGCAGCATACAGTCGGCGAAGGTGATTTCCCGCAGAGCTGGAGGGTAAATCCAGCACATCGCAGATATCCTGTAGTACGCAGCCCGGCGTTCTGTGCACGATGACGATTACCATCTGTGCCTGGGTGACTCGTTCTTTGGTTTTTTTGGTCATGGTCAAAACTCGCTTACTTGGTTAAACCTGCCGCTTTGCGGCGTTTGTACTCTTCCATCAAAATCTGTGCTGGCGTGGGTCCCGGAGGATGCCGCGGTGCCTCAAGCTGTTTGCGTATTGGCGGGATCGTAAATCCGTTACTGACATGCTTCGTCCATTTCGTCAGTAATTTTTCAGCCAGTCGTCTCAGCTCCCGCTCTGTCATCTGGCGTTCGATCCCGCTACGGCGCATTTCAATACAAATGTGATACAGCACCTCATCTGGCCATTCGTATTCAGTGCTGTCGGCATAACGGTACGATTCGTTTCGCCAGCGCTTGTACTCTGCCATTACGGCATCAGCAGTGAGTCCAAAGGGATTTGCTCCGCTCTCGGATACCAGAGAAACAAACTCAGCGAGATCTGGTGGCCAGGTATTCCCCATCGCGCAGCGTTCCATGCACTGGCGGCAAACCAGAGTGATTTGGGCCTCAGTCATCGAGCCGATCTGAGCTATCCACATATCCGATGGTGCCGCCCCGTTCTTCTGGGTCCAACGGTTCGAAAAAATCTCCCCCATGACCGTCCAGAGCCTCCATGCCGTATCCGCCGCCAGTAAGTCCGTGTTTCTGCTCCCAGCGTTCTCTGGCTGCCTGAATTTCCTGAACTGCCCGGGATGCGGTGTTAACTGGTTGAATTCCTGCATTGCCGTTACCTCCGGTTGCTGGTTGTGATTTGGATTTAGCTCTGGCGTTTATCACGCTGCGGGCAAATTTCTGTTCCCACTGGACTTGTGTGAATACCTTCCCTTCGGATTTCCAGTACGCGGTAAACTCAGCCAGCTCTGTCGGCAGGTATGCCGGTTCAGGAAGCGCTATTCCCCAGGTAGCCGCCAGCTGCGGCCAGTCCTGTGACGGTAGCCACATGTCGTGCATCGTGAATTTACCAATTGGAATATCAAGTCCAGCCAGGTATTGCGGTTCCTGAATCGCTGGAGTTTCACGCCCGCGTAGAGAGGGGTTTTCTTTTAGATCTGTATCTATATCTGGATCTTTATTAGTTGGATTGCCGTTATCATTCTGTTCAAACGGCTCATCAACGCCCGTTGAACGGTCGTTACCATTCCGTTTCCCTTCTGCTGATTTTTTAACTTTTCTTGCTCTTGCTGAGGCTTTTCCCGCATCAGATTTCTGTCGCTGAGATGAACGAACCATCTCCAGATCCCTTTCAATACGCTCATGCACCCACTCAGTGCCGTTATCGTTAAAAAACTCCTTTAACGAGCCTTCAACGGAAGTCCAACGGTCGTTAGTTAGCCGTGCAATTCTCGAAAGCCGACTTTTAGGGATAGCCCTCCCTGTTTGCCAGTAATTGAACATCAGCAGCAGGTATGCGCCATGCTCCTCAGTTGACAGATGCATGGTGTCCGCCAGGTAATCAGCAATATAAAGTTGCATGTAGGGCAGCGCTGCCATGGTTACTCCTGGTGCCCGAACAACACGGGCGTATAGTCATTGGTAAAAACTCGATTAGAAACACTGTGGCGCTACGGCGCTGATACTCGCCAGTAGTGGTCCCGCCACATCTGCGGGTAGCAGATTAAAAAGCGCTATTGCCGCATCGCGGATTTCGCGCTCCAGTTTTTGAAGTGGAGCTCCAAGTAATTTGGTCTGGTGCGCTTCGCTACATTCTTTAATAGCACTGGCCACCAGCTCGGTTTCAGTTAATCCCCTTTTCAGGTCATGCTTTCTGGCTATCTCTATAGGCATGGCGTCAGCAATGGCGGATGACAGCCGAATTACATAACTGGTGTACTTCTCGGACGCCCCTTCATTTTTCAGATATCGGTAGAGATTCTGCTTATTGACGCTGATCCCTCTCCCGTTTTGCTTTTCCCACTGTTCGGCCACCAGCCGCGCGATCGTGTCTTGCGCGCGCCCGGGTAAGGTTGCCTCCCACTCCTGAACCGCTTCAAGGATGGTCCGGCACTTAACGCGGTCCCGGCGCCGCGGTGAATACTGATTTTCCGTTTTCAGTTGCATACCCAATATCGGGGTATGATTTTTGAAAGAGATGGTTTGCATGGTTAGTCCTTGGGAAGTCCGTCAGTCGGGTTTGGATACAGATCCGGTCTAAGTTCATGGGGCGTAACTTGCCAACCCAGAACTCTGCACGCATTGAGTACCTCAGCACTGGCTACTTGCGTGCGGAACCACGCAGAAACAGTTTGCGAGTTCTTCCCAAGCCGACGCGCCAGCTCAGATTGACTACCACAGAGGGCAATAATTTTTTGTTGGGTTTGTTCTTTCATGTGATCTCCTGAATTTGTTTTCACATAATTGACAATAAAATTTTCAATGTCAAGAAAATAGAAAGATCCAAACTGCAAAGAAACTTTGTATTCTTAGTTACTGGTTTGATTTGGATATGAATATGAACTTTGAAGAGAGACTACAAAGAGCCCTTGAGGAGGCAGGCATATCTCAGTCTGAGTTAGGCCGAAGAGTTGGCGTTAATTCGCAGTCAGTCAGTGGATGGTGCAATTCCGGTATCATTCCAAGGAAAGAAAAACTCGCCCTCCTTCCTGAAGCACTGGGTAAGCCATTATACTGGTTCTTTATGACCGATGAAGAAGAGCAATCGGTCACTGCTGTTACGCAAAGTAAAACCGTGCTGAATGAACGGCAAAGCAAGCTGCTTGAGGTTTTTGATCAGCTACCAGAATCTGAACAAGATAGGTTCATTTCACTAGCTAATGAACGACTTGAAGAGCTTGACAGGTTCATGGCAGAATTTTTAAAACGTCGTAAAATTGACCCGCCACCGCAGAAAAACTGACCCTTCTTCTTAGAAAAGCCGCTTTATGCGGCTTTTTTTATGTTTGCATTTCAAGCAGATTCATCCTCAAAAACTTCATTGAATGTTTTATTTTCAGTTTAATATTGACCAATGAAAATATTATTTGTAGTCTGATATTACAAATTCAGTCATCGAGGCAGGACGCCCACGAAGTAGCTGCCGGCGGCATACGAAACACCGGATGAGATGACAACAGTAGCAATCAATGCGCAGCAGGTTTAAACGTTCCGCTGGCCAGCGTTATAGGCATAAAAAAAAGCGCCCATCGGACGCTTAGCTCTTTAACAATCAGTTTGGTGAATCATTCATCCTTGGGCAAATCGCCAGCAAACAATGCAGTGATTTTCTCAAAAAGGGTTAGCTGTATCGCCATCGACTCCTGCGATCGGCCAAGTGCAATCAAAGCTCGTTTGTGTGCAGCATCCCTAAGCAAACCAAGGGTTGGATTATCCCCTTCTTCGGCTCTCAGGTACGCCGCGTGAAGTTCCTCGGCAGAAAAATTGGACGGTTTGTTTATCAATTCCTTCATCTTTTTTGCCTGGACCTCACAGAGCATTGCCGCTTTACCAGGCTGCCATACAAAGCTGATTGCTGAAATACAAGCCACTACGGCGCCAAATAACGGCAGGCTGCCGTAAGCCGCGAAAATTGCAGACCCGAGCATTATCTGGACAAATGACATAAGCCTGTCCAGCCGGCTGTAAAGCGTCGCCTGCATTGTTTCGATGTGAAACGAATATCGAATATTAAAAAGCGTTGATTCCCGGGTCATGAATTACCTCATGGCTTTGATGGTGGTCTCGGCGAAGGCGCTGGGCGATATGGGACTTGCCCATCTGGCATAGGACGATCTGAATCACCGAATTGATTAATAAGCATTTTACCCTCCATGGGCGTTGTTTTTATGGAGTTCTCCACGTGTGAGGTGGAGTTCGTGAGCCGGACACGGGTAAGAATCCGGCAAATGGATGATATCACAACATTAATTAAGACAATTGAGGGAGCCATATGGACGATTTCAAACGTAAGCCCGCAAGACAGCAGGCAGTACGCCTTAACTGGATTACCGCAAGGATCCGACAGCTCTGCTATTTCCTCGCCCAAAAAGGCGATCCAGAGGTAAATGCATGAGCACTATGTACGTTCTGATTATCAGCGTCTGCGCGCTTACAGGTGAATGCTCCGATGTTCTGACCGGCATTTATGAATCAGAGCAACAATGCATTGATTCTGCAGTTGAGCAGCACGTCAAAGGGCAGTGTTTACCTTACAAACAGGCTTTCGCCTGGGCCGACGACCAACGGCCAGCAGTACGCTTTTGAACGAGTTTTGACCAATGGCTTTGCCAGCTTAATGCCCGGTGCACAGGGCATTGCGATGGTAATACCGCCATCACAACCAAACAGGAGACGAGGCCTGTTCTGGTTAAATTGGAAAAGTTGACTTTGCCCGTCTTGCGGCGGGCCTTTTTTCCGGAGGCTATATGTCAGCTAACGATTGGCATTGAAATTCAGCACGGCACCGGCTGAACAACTCATCGGCGTCTTGCCTGTTCTTGAGGTAAAGGAAGCTCTTCATGATGAAGTTGAAGATGAGGTTCTGAATGAAGTTTGGTTGGAACACAAACTTGAAATGGACGCCACAGAGGAAGTTGTTGATACATTCGCTACGGCAATGAAACTGGCGCTGACACAACCCGCAAAAACAGCAAAAGCGACATTACGAAAGGCGCTTAAGGAATATCCAGGCTACGGGCAGGAGCCACCAGCAGCCCCGTAAAGCACAAAACCCGCGCAAGGCGGGTTGAGTACCCGGTCAGCCGACCAAAGCTTTCCGGAATCGAGTTTTGACCAATAACTACCACCAGGCGGCAATCATCAGCTGCCGGGTATCTTACAACCTGAAGGAGCCCGAACGCAATGAACAACTATGCGTATCTTATTAAAGCCAAAGCAAAGGCCACAGACTCAAGGAATTTATTCTGCTGGTTCACCGCTAAATCTGACTCACGCGCTGAACGCAAAATTCTGGATATCCTGGAAGACGCTGAAATTAATGTTGGCCGCGGTGCCGACCACCAGCTACCGATCCGCACAAACTGGCATATCGTTGACGATCTTCCCGAAGAAAATGTCCTTGATGAAACATGGTGCGACCGCTATGAACTTGGCGGTGAAGACGGTTTGACCTGGCAGAAAATTGCTGCACCGGTAGTTGAGGAAACTATTGAAGCTACCGATACTGAAGATGCAACAAATACTGAAGAAAGTGAACAGGAATATGCCAATGACGAAAACGCTCTGTTTCCTGTATCTACGATGCCTTTCCGCACGCAGCTACTGGCGCAATATATGCAAAGTGACCGTCATGTTTATCATATCAGCATTCCGCATCGGGGCCGCCTTGAAGCGATGGAAATGGATCAGGATAACAGCGCTATCCAGGATCTGATTCTTGCGGCAGAAAATGTCCCCGGCATTAAAAAATTTGATATGCCGGGTATCTGGAAGTTTACTACAGCGTTTAAAACAGTATTCCCGGAGGGAAAACGATACGAAATTGGGAAGCAAATCCAGTTTTCTAAATTATGGTTTCAGACTCCTCACATTGAGCGCGGCATTCTCGTAAAGGAATGGGCAGATAAAAATCAATTAACATCTGTTGATGACGCAACATCAGATGCCAGCCCGGTCGAAGCAAAAGCGTCAGATCGTCTCACTCCTTTAACCATTCTGGGTATGGAATATGAGATTGCCCTGGGCCTGCTGGCGCGGGCCAAAGAGTTCGACATTTACAATGTTCCGTTCGAGATCGATATTCAGGCAAACGGCATAATGAAGAAGCTCGATAATAAAGAATGGCTGGCGACCCGGGAGCTGTTTATGTCTATCCCCGGAGGCCGCGATTTTTCGCGGGCTTGTAATATTGCTGCTGTGAAAACTACCCCTCAGGATTTATGGAAAGATCCTGTCGCACACCGCGAATATTTAAATAAAGTAATGATAGAAACTGACCATGCTCATCCTGACGAACTAATCGTTGATATTGCATGTGGGCGATCATCCTCACCAATGCCGGCAGCACCAATGTCAGAACCAGTAGAGGACGCAGCTGATTACACTGGCAAACTGCTGGCTGCCGGGCGTGGGGAGTATGTGGAAGGCATTAGCGACCCCAGTGATGAAAAGTGGGTTAAAGAAGATCTCACAAAACCAAGAGCAACCGCGGAGACCGTCAGGCATGTGCAGATGGAAGAAGCTATCAATGATGAAACCGCGCCTGCTGGTGAGATTTCAAAAAGCGAAACGGCAGATGAGACAACTGCAGGCGACGCTGAATCTGGTAATGAAGCAAATACCTTAAATAATGATTCCGGTCATCATAACATTGAAGAATCGCGCGATGATTATGTTCACGTCATGGTGGATCTGGAAACCATGGGAAAAAAATCTGATGCCCCTATCGTCTCCATTGGTGCCGTAATATTTGACCCGGAAACAGGCTTTCTCGGCGAAACATTTTACAAAGTTGTCAGCCTGGAATCTGCGGTCTCGTGGGGGGCTGAGATTGATCCATCAACGGTTATATGGTGGATGAAACAATCGTCAGAAGCCCGCTCGGAAATTGCCAACGATAACGCCATTCAACTGGATGACGCCCTGCTCCAGTTTAGCGAATTCGTTTTCGAGAATATTCCCGGAGGCTGTGAAACGGCACAAATCTGGGGTAATGGCGCCACTTTCGACAATACCGTTTTGCGATCTTCATTTGAACGAGCATGCCTTGACTGTCCGTGGGACTACCGGAACGACCGCGACGTCAGAACGATGGTTGAACTTGGCAAAGCTATTGGCTTCGATGCTAAATCCTCTATCCCATTCGAGGGTGAGCGGCATAACGCGCTGGCGGATGCTCAGCACCAGGCCCGGTATGTTTCTGCAATCTGGCAGCGACTGATTAAAAACTGATTTTTATTTTTCAGAGATCAACGAACCGGCCAGTTATGATTTTCTGGCCGGTCATCAGAGGGATGACCAATGCATGAATTAACGCTGTCACCTCAGGAAATTGCGGAAATTACAGGTTATCAACGCTATACCCACCAGCAGCGACAGTTGCGGTGTCATGGCATACCGTTCACCACTGATGGGCGGAACCGCCCTATCGTATTGCGTAGAAATATTTATCCGGGAATAACTGAATTACCTAAGGTTGATGATTATGTTGAACTTGAGCCAAACTACGACGCAATCAATGGGCAGACCAAGAAAAAATCCAAAAGATAATCAACTACCAAACCGAGTTACGAGAAACAAATACAGTTACGTGTGGAAGCCAAAAGGTTCTAAGAAGACCATAACTCTGGCCCCACTGGCTGGCACCAGCATGTCAAAGCTTTGGGCTCGGTACGAAGAAGAGAAAGCCAAGCAATGCGATGTAATGACTTTTTCAAAACTATGGAATTTATTCACCTGCAGTCCTGCTTTTGCTGAGTTGGCTCCGCGAACTCAGACTGATTACAGGCAGTATGAAAAAAATCTTATCCCCGTCTTCGGAAAAATGAGGGCGGACGCTATTAAGATCGAAATGGTCAGGATCTACATGGATAAACGAGGCGAGCGCAGCATAAACCAGGCTAACCAGGAGTTAGGTGGAATGTCTCGTATATTTGGCTGGGGCTTTGAGCGTGGCTATGTGAAGAGAAACCCATGCAAGGGAGTAAGAAAGTTTACGCTGAAACCTCGCGAGGTCTATGTCACCGACGAAGAGTATCAGGCTATCTATGATGCGGCTGCGCCTGCACTGAAAGTTGGGATGGAAATAGCATATCTATGCGCTGCTCGCCTTTCTGATGTTTTGTCACTGAAGTGGGAGCAAATGTGGGATGACGGCATTTTCATCCAGCAAGGCAAAACCGGGAAAAAACAAATTAAAGCCTGGACCGAAAGATTGCTACATGCGCGTTCACTCGCAAAATCTCTGGGAGGCTCGGTTTACGTCATCTGTAGCAGTAAAGGGGAAAAATATTCGAAGAGTGGTTTTAGTGACTTGTGGGAAAAAGCTCGCGCAGCTGCATCAGATAACTTAGGCAGGAAGATAAAAGGAACGTTTCACGACCTGAAAGCTAAGGGGATTTCGGATTATGAAGGATCCAGCCGGGACAAACAGCTTTTCTCAGGTCATAAAACCGAAAGCCAGGTACTGGTTTATGATCGTAAACTGACCATTTCGCCAACATTAGATCTTCCGATTCTGGGAGATTCGGAGGATGATGATTGATGAAAATATACCAATTGAATATACCAACACTATACCAAGTGTGATGGGAGTCGTTGAACGGAAATCACGTAAGTGTTTGAATAGTGGCGGAGAGAGGGGGATTTGAACCCCCGGTAGAGTTGCCCCTACTCCGGTTTTCGAGACCGGTCCGTTCAGCCGCTCCGGCATCTCTCCGCTGTGATGGTTGCTATAATGCCAGGATCTTTGGCATTTTAATAGCTCCCGTTTCGGTAATTGTGTTCAAGTGACGACTTTGCGAGCAATATGATGTTTAAATGGCCCTGGAAAGCAGATGATGAGTCCGGCAACGCAGAGATGCCCTGGGAGCAAGCGCTTGCCATTCCGGTTTTAGCCCATCTTTCGTCCACTGAGCAGCACAAGCTCACGCAGATGGCTGCCCGTTTTTTACAGCAAAAGCGGCTGGTGGCATTGCAGGGGCTGGAGCTGACCCCGCTGCATCAGGCGCGCATTGCTATGCTCTTTTGTCTGCCGGTGCTTGAGCTGGGCATTGAGTGGCTGGATGGCTTCCATGAAGTGCTGATCTACCCTGCCCCTTTCATCGTCGATGATGAATGGGAGGATGATATTGGTCTGGTCCACAACCAGCGGGTGGTACAGTCGGGACAAAGCTGGCAACAGGGTCCTGTAGTGCTGAACTGGCTGGATATTCAAGACTCTTTTGATGCGTCAGGCTTTAACCTTGTGGTGCATGAAGTGGCGCATAAGCTTGATACGCGGAACGGCGACCGGGCCAGCGGCGTGCCGCTTATCCCGTTGCGTGAAGTTGCCGGCTGGGAGCATGATCTCCACGCCGCGATGAACAACATTCAGGATGAGATAGATCTGGTCGGCGAAAGCGCCGCCAGTATTGACGCCTATGCCGCCACCGATCCCGCAGAGTGCTTTGCTGTCCTCTCGGAATATTTTTTCAGTGCGCCTGAACTGTTCGCGCCTCGCTTCCCGGCCCTGTGGCAGCGTTTTTGCCACTTTTACCGCCAGGATCCGCTGGCGCGTAGACGTGAGAATGGCCTGCAGGACGAAGGCGATCGGCGCATTGTTCACTAA